ATTTTTTTACAAAATATTCATCTGATGTTACTGATTTATTTATGAATTTAAAAAAGACGAAGCATCTTTAACAGTAAATGCAACTAAAGAAAATGGATCAACAGCTTTTGAGTGTGGTATTGATTTTAGATTACCAAAAATGGATAATACAAAATTTCACGAATTGCAAAATATGTTACAAGAATGTATGATGGGAATTGTAGTTGATGGTAGTGGTAGAGCACTAGTTGTTGGTGCAAGTGAGAAGTATCAAAATGCACAAGAGCAGTATAGAAGTAAAACATTTTTAAATCTTGCTAGTATGGAAGGTGGCACAGGTTCTGCGTTTTCTGATAATAATGGGTTGACTGTAAATCTTTTAGCAAGACAATATGAGTTGCCAAGAGAATATTCAGGTACAATAACATTATATCAAGATGCTAGTCCATCACTTTTATATAGAGCAACAACAGATTAATAACATTAAAAATTAAATAACATGGCAATAGAAACAGGAAATAGTTTACTTTGTGCAGATTTACAAGCAACAGGTGGTTTGCAAAAAGTTTTGATAAGAAGATGGAACAGCGATCAATCTGGTTCTGATTTAGATGAGATTCTGTTTGGAGGAGCAGGAGCACACACTATAACATCCATAATGGAAGGAGGTGGTACTAGTTCTACTTGGGGTGCATATGATGCTAAATTAGAGTCATCATCACTTACTGTAAGTGGTACGACAGCAGAAAATGGAGTTAGCACTTATGAGTGTAATTTAGTATTTACAATACCAAGCGTGGATTTAACTCATTTAAATAAATTACAAGAGTTTACTGGTGAAGCATTACAGGTAATGGTAATTGATACAAATGGTGATTTGACTACAGCTTCTGATACAGCAGGGGCAGCTAATTATCTTGTGCTAGGTATCAGTAAAACATTAGCAGGAAGTGACGATAATCAAGACACTGATGGTACACATCATAACAGTACAAGACCACAAACTTTTGCAAGATTAGCTTCTATTGAAGCAAACACAGGGGCAGCTTTTTCAGATGAAAACAGTGCAGTGGTTACTATAACTGCTACGATGCACGAATTACCAAGAGCATATGTGAATGCAAATGCTATTGTATATAATTCTGCTGGTACTGTAGCAACTGTAAAATAAATTTAGATTTAGGTTGGCGAAGCTGTAAAAAACAAAATGTTTTTCCTATATTTAAATTATGTGTGGATGTGAAGAAAATATAAACTTATCTAGTACAAAAATATATACAATAATGGAAGATTACAAAGTAATAAAACATGGTAGCTTATTAAAGAATGGCTTTTCTATAAAGACAAGTACGGCTACTCAGGAGGAGTTAGCTTACGCATATGAGGTTTTAAACCTTACAGATTACATAGAGAAAGTATCTAAAACAAAATCTAAAGATGACTCGAAAAAAAGTAAAAAGTCAAGTACGAACAAAAAGTAAAAATAATACTTTTGAGTTTGGTGTTTTTAATTTATCAACACCTCAGCATATTGAAGAACCACAAGACTTAAGTAAGGTATATACAGATTTTATACCTTTTGGTCAAAACAATTTATTTCCTCAATATCTTGCAGAGCTTAAAAGAAAATCATCTACTCATAGGAGTGTATTAGCACAAAAAACAATCTTTACAAGTGGTGCTAAGTTTGTTACTAAAAATGATAAATTAAAATCATACATAAGAGATGTCAATGCAGATGGTGAGTCTTTAAGAGATGTCTATAAAAAATTAGCAGATGATTATTACACTTTTGGTAACGCATACTTAGAAGGTGTGTTATATGAGGGTGGTATGAATTTATATCATGTAGATGCAACTACAGTAAGAATGTCTAAGACAAAAAAAGAAGTTTATATACATCCTGACTGGGCAAGATACAAGATGGAAAAAAAGAAGATGAATATATTACCTCTGTATCCAGTGGTGCGT